GTGGACGAACCTCGCACCATGCCTACAGCCTCCGCTTCCGAAGTGGAGACTTTTTTTGCATCTGGCACGCCAGCCTATCCGGTTGAAACTTCACAATTTTTCCCTTCAGCCGATTTCGCAACCAGGCGCGGGACACCGTATGTTGCCAGCGCAGGCTGCTGCGCCCCGGTCGATTTGCCCGGGGTTGGGCGTTCGCACGCCTGCGATTGCCCCAACGCCTCGGCCAAACACGGCCGCTCCACCTTGCCTGGCTTCGATGGGGAGCCGGGGCAGGTGTCCCGGACGCTCCGCGACCTGGTCGACGGGGTCGACCTAGGGAGTCCGGAATACCGCCGCCACTGCCTGCTCTCAAGGCTGTTGTTCAGAGCCCGCAACCTGGCCGAGAACAACATTCTCTGCAGCGCGCGCGTCACCGACCCGCGCTGGCCGCGCGTGCCGGTCAGCTGCCGGGAGTGCGGCGCCTCGATCGCGCCCGATGGACAGCTCACCCATCGCACCACCTGCAACAGCGGAGCAACCCTGCGCCTGCTCGCCGAGCTGGGCGCGCTTCCGGCTTCAGACCAAATTTCAGAAAAGGAGACTGCGCCAGCCGTTGGGATGGCTCGGGCCGGCGTCGGGATACGCGCGGCCGGAGAGTTTCACGAACCGTGGAAGCTTGATGCGACCACCAACTGCCAGCTGTGGAACCAGTACGGGGACATCGTGCACTCCGGCGATGGAACTGTGCCCGAAGAAGATGAGCCGCGCTATGCGCGCCGCATCGCCGCCTGCGTGAACTTTCTGGCCGGGATTCCGACCGCGCGCCTGGAGACCTCGCGCCCGTTGAGCAAGATGGGCTTCAACCTGATCCGCGACGTCAGTGCCCTGTTCGGCCCGGAAGGTGGCGCGCAATGACCGCCAGTGTCAGTTCTCAGTTGTCAGATGTCAGTGGTCAGCCCGGTGTCGCCGTCCAGGTACGGCAGATTTCGCTCGCCCTGCTCGACGCCAATCCTTTGAACCCGCGTCGCACTATGGACTTCGACGCGCTTGAAGAACTCGGCCAGTCGATCCGCCAAAGTGGTATCACGCAGCCGCTGCTGGTCAGACCTTCACCGGCGTCGACCAACAGAAGAATCCCTGAGTTGGGAATCGCTATCCGTTGGGAGATCGTCTGCGGGCACCGGCGTTTGGAAGCCGCGACGCAGGCCGGCCTGATCACGGTCCCATGTATTGTGCGCGAGATGACTGATGCCCAGGCGGCCGAGATCGCCTTGGTTGACAACCTGCAGCGCGTGGACGTCGCGGCTCTCGAAGAGGCCGAGGCCTTCAGCGCTCTGCTGGCATTGCACGGGAGCGTCGAGGCCGTGGCCTCGCGGGTGGGTAAGGATGTCTCGCACGTCGCACGCAGGCTCAAGCTATGCACGCTGGGCGTCTGGCAGCGGGATGCGTTGCGCGAAAAGCTGATCACCGTCGATCATGCGCTGCTGTTGGCGCGCCTCGGCATCGACGAGCAGGACGCCGGACTCAAGTGGGCTCTCGATCGCAACGCGGGAGTGAAGACTCCCGTGGATAAGGTGATTGCGGCCTCAATCAAAAGTCTTGCCGAGGGGAACGCTAACCGGTATTACGGAGCGTATTGGGAACCGCAATCGGTTTTGCATCTCAAGCAGCACATCGAAGAGACTTCCGGCCGCAAGCTGGCTCGCGCGCCCTGGAATCTTGACGCAATCAATCTCAATGAAGAGGGGATGGACTGCTCGACGTGCCCGTCGAATACCAAAGCCAACACGGCGCTGTTCTCCGACCTCGACATCGAGGAGGCGACCTGCGCCGATGGCGGCTGCTTTGAACGCAAGCGGGCGGCATTCGTCCAGATCCAGTTATGCGCGGCCGGCGAGGATACGCATGTCAAGCCGCCCAGGTACGTCGCGCGGCTCTCGTGGAAACAGTCGAGTGTCGAGCCCGGGAAGTGCTTCAACGATGTGATCGCAAAAGGCGCGATGTCCATGACCGCCAACCCGGCCAAAGTGCTCCGCCAGGGCCAGTGGATCGAGGCCAAGAAAGGCGGCTGCCCCAACGCGCGGGTGGGCGTCACGGTGGATTGGAGTGATGACGCCAACCGTGGCTACATGGGCAGCGGCAAGAAGTTGCGCAAGCCGGGCGAGCTGCTGCTGGTCTGCATCGCTGTGGGTTGCAAGGTGCACCGCAAAGAGTATGAGAAGCCGAAGGGTGAGAACACAAACTCGCGGCAAGATCCGGCGGCGAAAAAGGCTGCTGCGGCAAAGCACACGGCCCTGGTTGTCGAGGAGAGTAAGCTGCGCCTGGCGGTTGCATCGCAGGTGCTTGAAGCCGTTGCTGCGATGCCGAATGAAGCTCTACGCAAGATTGTGATTGCTGCCGTGCGTGGTTGGGGCGATGACCTCAAGGTCGCCGAGGCCCTGATGCCCGGGTATAAGAAGACGCTGCAGACGGCCAAGATCGATAGCGTCGAGTTTGCCAGGGCGGTCGCGGTGGTCTCTCTCGATGAACTCTCCGCCAGCGGGTACATCGGTCCGGAATCAGGCAGGGAGAAGTTTCTCCTCTCGGCGAAGCGACTCGGTTGGAAAGGTCCGGATCCGTGGCAGAAGCCCGCAGCGCCGAAGCCGCTCAAGAACAAAGTGGCTGACAAGGCTCTGCGCGAAAAGGTCGCTGCCATGGCGAAAGAGGCCACGGCGAAGCCTGCTGCGAAGAAGAAGTTCGTTCTCAGCGCTGGGACTAAGAAGCGGGTTGCGGACGCGCAGAAGAAGCGCTGGGCTGTACAGGCGAAGGCCCGGGTAGCGAAGAAGAGCGCATCGTCATGAGCGCAATCACCCCAGGCAAATGCCGGTTCTGCGGATGCACTGAGCACACGCCGTGCAAGGTGCCTCCGTACTGCGACGACGATACGTGCGGTTGGCTCTCGGGAACGATGAGCACGGTCTGCACGGCGCCTGGCTGCATACGGCAATGGGGTGCGCTGCAGAAAGCGGCAGCGCGCAGCGCGGCCAGGCCGAGGCGTATGGGATGGGTGGAAATCGAAGAGGAGCGGCGCCAGAAGAGATTGGGGCGGCGACAGGCCGCGCGGTTGCGGCGGAAAGAGAGCGGGCGATGAGAATCAGAGTGCGGAGATTGGAACCTGCGCCGCGGATTGTGGAGAGCCGGGAGTGCTGGGGATGTGGCGAGCCGAGCGGCGAAGCAAACTACTGCCGGAAGTGCGCACCCGAAGTACGAGCCATGGAGATTGAAAACCTGGAGCAGCTCTATTGCGCCTCGGGCGGCGCGCGGGCAACGAAGGCCAACCTGGCGGTGTTCCGGGCGCGGATCTTTTTGCACAAGTGGCTGTGGGTTCCGAACCTGCTCTTCATTGGTGGAGTGGTTGTCTACCTGGCGGCCGTCTACGGTTACGCGTTTATCGAATGGCTCAACATGGGAGGGTGGCAATGAGCGCACCTGTCATCACGCTGGATCCGGTTCGCCTGGCTTGTGTCGACCTGCAGCCGGCGCATCTCTGCCAGGACTGCAACGGGATCACCGCGGCACCGAACGGTCGCTGCGCGCGTTGCGGATCGCAATCGCTGCTCTCACTCGCCGGCGTACTTAACCGCGTGAGCGATCCGGCACCGGTTCATCCGGTCGAGTGCCGGATCTCGATCGGCGGCGAAGAGTGGAGCTACGTGCAGGAGATGATGCGCAAACTCGCGCAGGAAGCGCAGGAGCGGGATCCGGCAACGTTTCAGATGTTCGGGGCTTGCGGCTTCGGCGGCTCTTACGCGGTGACCACTAAGAAGTGCGACGTGAGTCCGGAGCAGTATCGCGCCGAGCTGCAGGCCTGGCGCGAGCGGCAACTGCCAGAACGGAAGGCGGTTTAGCGATGAGGTTCTTTGAGAAGCAGCGGCCGCAGGTGTACATCCACACGGCCAGGCTGAAGCGGGACAAGAAAACCGGCCGGCGTCTGTGGCAATTCACTCTCATCGTGACGATGACGGTTGAGCTAGTCGAGAAGTGTGACGTGCCGATTGCGAAGGCCTGGGAGTACATCACGGATCGCGACAGCGCGGGCGTCGACGTTTTCCTGGCGAGCGAGGTTGAGGGCTGCGCGATTGACTTCTTCGCGGAAGTCGACGATGTGAATCCTGTTCTGCACCTGGAGGGCGTCGACCTGGCCGGGTTGCGCTTCACGCGGGATAAGAACACGGTCGAGTTCTGGTTTAGCGGTGAACACGTAAACGAAGGCGGCATTCATGACTTTATGAAGCCGTACGCGTACACGCGGGTCTGGGCAGCGTTCAAGCCGAGCCAGGGCGAGCTGCAGATCCCGGAGGGGAAGAAGGAAGAGCTGAAGGCCGCAGTACTACCTGCGCTCGACCAGATGACGGCGGCGATCCGCGAAGGCGGGGTGACAAGCATGTCGATCCAGATCCCGGGTGAAGAGCCGGTGGTTATCGATCGCGCCGGCGCTGAGCGTATCCACGAAGCCGCGAAGGAAGTGCGGCGGAAGAAGCCGAAGGATCCAGGCTAAAGTTTCGCGCCGTGAGCTTGGGGGCGAGCGGCGTGAACAGTGCGGCGGTGATACCGTCCGGGATTATGCCCGAGTTAGTGTTCTTCCCGCCGCACTTAATAAGTGGTTGTAAGTGGAAGTTAGTTGAGTCAGGAGATAGTTATGCGCGAAACGGAAAACGAGAGGCGATTCAAGCGCGGCATGATACTCGCCCGGGTTAACTTGCATCTGGCTCAGCAGCGGGATATGGCGCTGCCGAGGTGGGTATTCCAAGGAATAAGTGAAGCGCACACGCTTGTCTTCAATTTGCAAATTTCCATCCTCGAAGAAGAATTGAAGGAGCTGGAACTGAAGTGAGTAACAGCAAGGGACCGGATTGGACTAGGACGGGGACGATCGTTGCGTATGCGGAATGGCTGCGCAGCAAAAGCGATGCGTTCGCGGTGGTTTTGATACGGCGGGACGATTCAGCGCTGGCGGTGGATGGGCAGCTCGCGCCGGCGGATGCCGAGTGTCTGATCAACACATATCTGCCAAAGCTGTTTCGCGACCTTGAGGTTGCGCGTCGCGAGAAGCGTAAAGGGGCACGGCTGGAGCTGGGGACGATTCAGGAATAGCACGGCAGGGATCAGTGGTCAGAGATCAGTGATCAGAAAGACGGCGAGTGATGGGAATGACGAGGGACTTGAAAGCAAAGCTTGAAGACAACTTCTCAGCCGAGTTGCGGTTGGGGCGGGCATTGCAGCACCTGAGGAACCAAGTCGATTCCTCGACGCCGCGCAACGTCTTCCTGACAAACTCCGATGCGCAGATCGTTCTTGTTCTGCTACTTCAAGATGTGCGTATAGAAGGAATCAGGTTGCGGGCATGACGCCAAAGAGAATTCAGCGCAAGCGCACGAAGGGTTGGCGGACGCCGCCAGGCGCGGTCTACGTGGGAAGGCCAACGAAGTACGGCAACCCATATCGCGTTGAAGCGTGCGGCGGCGGCCGGCGCGAAGCGGTCGATCTGTTCGAGCAGCTCGTGAGGGCAACGGACCGTGGGATTTGGAAGCGGCTCGCGTCTATCGAGGAAATCCAGCGCGAACTGCGTGGTAAGGACCTGATGTGCTTCTGCCCGCTCGATCAACCCTGCCATGCGGATTTGTTGCTGAAGATCGCCAACGCACCGGAGACATACTTCATCGGCGTTGACCTGGCCGCAAAGGTAGACGTGGGGGTGCAGGCATGACGCCGGCGGCGCAGAGTCCGGAGCCAAGCCGCGAGTGGCTTGCACAGCAGTGGGCAATCTATCACGCGAACGGGGGCCGGGCATGAAGGCGCTGAGTCTGTGGCAGCCGCACCCACTGGCAATCGCATTGGGATGGAAGCCGTGGGAGACGCGGGACTGGTCGACAAAGTATCGCGGACCATTGGCGATTCATGCTGCGCAGCGCTCGTGGACAGACTTCAGCCCGTGGGATAGCGAGGCGCGGCGGAGGCTACTGGCTTATGGGATGGCGCACGGGCTCGTCAGCTGGTCGTTTGGCGCGGTGATCTGCACGGTGGACCTGGTCGATTGCGTGCGTACCAGCGAGCTGCGCGGGCGCATCTCGGAAGATCACGAATTCTGGGGTGATTTCAGCGATGGTAAAGAGGGCAAGGGGCGCTATGCGTTCAAGCTGGAGAACGTGCGCGTGTTGCCGAAGCCTCTGCCCTGGCGCGGTCTTCAGGGGTTCTTTGAAGTTGATCTGGGAGGCGAAGAACCGAAGCCTGCGCCGGCACCCCAGCTCGAAGTGCAGGGGTCTCTTTTTGGGACTTATATCGTTGACTCCCGTGGAGGAATGAATGGCTGAAATCGTGCTGGATAAAAGGTCGGTTGCTATACGGCCTTTACGAATTCTTCCCAAGACAGATGAATTGATTCTGTACTGGGCGATCACGTTTCCGAAGAACCCTTATCAGGGTGTCGAGACGTACTTGCGGCGTCTTAGGGCGTTCGGTTTTAGCTCCTGTGTGGAGAATGCGGAGCCGTTAGGCGATCTTGGCTTGGACATACTCGACGAAGACGGTGACATTCTCCACACGTTTGATGTGACGCGGAGAGGATTTGAATATCTCAGGAAAAAGTTGAAATTCCGTGTGGACCGCGATGAAAGGGAGCCAAGTGTATAAATCCCAATGGATTGCCATCGCGGTCTGGGCCAAGAAACTGATCGAGGAGCGGCAAGGGAAAGTGACATGGGCAAACTGAGACCGGAACAAAGCGCAAAGCGCATGAGCAGAAAACCGTGGACAGCGAAGGAACTGAAGATTGTGCGGCAGTTCTATGCCGAGATTCCGACGCGGGAGATCGCGGAGCTGCTCGGCCGGTCCTTGACAATGGTTTACCAAGCAGCCCACGGGATGGGATTGACGAAGAGTGCGGAATATCTCGCCGGCGCAGATGCCTGCAGGCTGCGCCGTGGCGACAATGTGGGCGCGGCGTTTCGATACAAGCCTGGTCACGCTCCGGCGAACAAGGGACTGCGCAGGCCTGGCTGGTCTCCTGGGCGCATGCGTGAGACACAGTTCAAGCTCGGGCATATGCCGCATACATGGCTGCCGCTGTGGTCTGAGCGGGAGAGCAAAGACGGGTACCTGGAGATCAAGTTTCGCGAGCGGGAAGGCCGCTACGGAAATTGGGCGGGCGCGCACGTCCTGCTGTGGGAAGACAAGCACGGGCCGGTACCAGCGGGCCATGCCCTGGTCTTCAAGGATGGCAACAAGGCGCATGTCGCGCTCACGAATCTGGAGTTGATTTCACGCGCCGATCTGATGCGGCGCAATACGATTCATAACCTGCCGCCGGAGCTCGTGAAGACGATCATACTGCTGGGCGCGGTGAAACGAAAGGTGAGGGAGAAGAGTGAAAAACGGGATCACGGATCTGCGCAACCATCTGTTTGAAGTCATGGAAGCCTTGAAGGACGACGAGAAGCCGATGGATCTGGATCGTGCGCGCGTTGTGTGCCAGGTCGCCGGCCAGCTTATCGATTCAGCAAAAGTTGAAGTCGATTTTCTGAAGGCGATCGATTCGAGCGAAGCAACCAGCTTCTTTGACATGCAGCGTATCGAGGAGCGGCGCGGTCTCGGGCCCTCCACGCTGCCGGAACCGCGTATGCGGCGGATCGCCAGCTAAGGCCAGGGAAAAAGAACAATGGGACAGGCAAAGGAAAGCAGACGCCGCGAACGGCAAGAAGCGGCACACGGGAGAGCACTGTGAGCGCGAAAGCAAGCGGATACATGAAGGCGCTCGTCGAGTGCCCGAACGGGGAGCGAATCACGCCCAGGGAAAAGCTGGTCGGGATGGTTCTGGCCGATTCACACCAAGATAGGGCGAAGAGGTATACCTATCCGTCTGTAGATACCATCGCCGAGGACTCACTGAGCGACCGGCGCACCTGCCAGAGGTACCTGGCGGCGCTCGAACGCAAGGGCGTGATTCTGCGCATGAGGCCGCCGAACCAGGGGCGCGGAGCGCAGATTTTTTACTTCTTTTCGGCCCTTGACGAGATTCCAGAAGGGTGGCAGGACGCCGCCCTTTTGGGCGCTGGACTTTTTGCCCAAAAGGGCGGCGGAAGGGCGGCGGAAGGGCGGCGGAAGGGCGGCAATTTGCCTGCCCGCCCTATAGAACGCGCGCAGGAACGGGAACAAGAGCAACAGAAGCAACAAGAACAAGTACTAACCCCCCTACCCCCTTCGCAAGCGAATGGGGAGTGCGAAATCGACAAGGAGCTCGAAGATGCGGACAAGACGAAAAGCAGCCCCACGAGTGTGGCCACCAACTACGTCTCAATTGCCTCAGGTGTTACTTTGCAGGATAGAGTGGTATCGGGCGCACAAAGTAGCGATGGGAATACAGGATATCCGCAAGGCGCGATTCTCGTTGGCGGTGCGTCGGAAAATCAACGTCTTTGCGAAGCCGCGGTTGACCAGGTGATGAGTGGACTGGCGATCACCAAGCGAAGGATGCGGGCGAAGCTCAGGGCGGTGATTGCCCTGGAGGCCGACAAAGGCGCGTCGCCGCCGACAACTGCGCTGGCGATGATGGCGGCCTGGCGCAATCAATGCGAACGGCACGCAGAGGGGCAGCTCAGCCGCAAGTTCGGGATCGTGAATTTCTTCGAGCTTGGCATCTGGAAAGACGCGAACCGGTGGATGTGGGACACGGCTGAATGCAAACTGCAGGCCGGTGCGCGAGTGGGAAGCATGTAAGTGTTTCACGTTCCACGTGACACGTTCGAGCAGGCAGGATAGCGGCTGCAAAAGCAAGGAGACGGAAAGTGAGTGCAATGGCGGGGTTGACGGGGGTGGAGTGCGTGGAATGCAGGGCGGCCGGGCATCGCTGCCAGGCGCAGATCTGGATTGAGAACGAGCCGCTGTGCATGCGCTGCGCCGATCACGAGCGGTGCTGCTTTGATACGGCAAAGGATATGGGGACGCCGGATGGCGCGGACGAGGAAGTCGATCTGTGCGTTGTGCCAGCACCGGATCGGCCAGTCGAGCGTCTGCGCCATCGGGTCGTCGTGACGCCGCCGCGTTTTGAGTACGAGGAGCGGGCTATGATTCGCTGTGAACTCACGAAGTACAGCCTGGCAGACGTGGCGCGACGCCATTCGCTCGATGCGTGGATGATTGCTGATTTGCAACCCGATGAGGCTGCGCGCGAAACAAGCAGGCAGGAAGCACAGGCGAAGCTCGTGAGAGTTGAGGTCGAACGTCGCCAGAAGCTGGTTATCGACGGCGAGATGGTGATGATGGCTCCGGGCGTAACGATGGGCGCGGAGATGATCGAGTGCCACAAAAAGCCAGTGACAATTGCATTGGTACAGACGGCCGTGTGTGACTATTTTGCAATCGGACGCGACAGGTTGGAAAAGCATTTTTGCGGGCATAAGATGGCCAGGCGCAGACAGATCGCGATGTTTATCTCCTATCGCATTTGCGACAAAACTCTCACAGAGATCGGAATTGCATTCGGTGGCTTCCACCACACGACGGTGGCGCACGCGCTGCGCACAATCGAGAAAAACATTCCCCGGGATGCGGAGCTAAATAAATATGTGGAAACCATAGAAGCCGCGCTGGACGCGGGGAACGTAGCTGCTTGACGGGAGTTTCCCGAGGTTTGCACAAAGATTCCGTGCGCGCGTTTCCGCAAAGTGGCCTATTGTATTTATGGAACGGAATTCATCCCGGACCCGAGGACGGTAAGACCGTTCAGCACTGCGACAGTGGGCAGTTTCACGGGTAACTCGAACTATCTTCAAAACTCACTCGGTTCTTATCCCGCACCGGCCCTGCCGGTGACAGAGCTCAGTGTGTTCCTCCCAAGGCTGGCGCTCATGACTTATGAGCATATCCAGAATGCAAAGGCGCACCTCCGATGGCGCGTTGAATCTTTATCCAGCCGATGATTCACGCGGCTGGCGTGTCATCCGTGTGGTTTCATTCTCCGACGGCCTCGAAAAGGTGGCCTCGGGAGATTGGATGCTCGTGGATGACGTGAACGGCAACCCGTGGTATTTCCAGCTTAAAGCCAACTTCACAACTGACCAGGACCTTCCCAGCGGCGCCAGCTCAAGCTCGATTACGGAGAGCGAATGTAAGTTGAATGCCGGTTGTGGCGGAAAGTCCCGCACTATGGGCATGTCGGAGGATCGGCGTCTCTGCCGGCGCGACATTGTCTCTCACGCGCTTCCGCCTGAAGATGCAGTCGAGCGCGCCATCAACAAAGTCAAAATGTGGCCACACCCGGCATCGCGTATCGATGACGGCACGGGCATTGCCGTGTACGGCGACCGGGCCGTGCGCGTTTATCCGAGACTTTATCCGAGACCATGAATTGAGGCGCCATGTCGGTAGTGATTGAGACTCTCAAAGCCGCACCGAAAGTATCAACACCCGTTTGGATGCTGTGGGCTATCCCTCTCGCGTCTGCGGCGTCGGGCGCATTGTTGGCCGGGGCGGTGGCATGGGCGGCGTTTCAGTCGAACTCCGGCTACGACACTCACGCGACGATTGCGGGCAACCAGGCGCAAATCGTGTCCCTCCAGGAGCAGCAGCGATCCATCGATGCTCAACTCGCGAATCTGGGAGTGCAGTACGTTTCGCAGAATGCGTTTCTGGAGTTCAAGTCCCGGTACGACAAGGACCAGGCCGAAGAGCATGATTTTCGCGTGCGCATCGACAGTAAGATGGACATCCTGCTTTCGGAGCATGCGACCCACCTAAAGACTCAATAGGAGAAAACGCCGTGTGGAAGTACAAGCAAAAGAGCGGGCAGCTCACCAACTCAACAGGCAGCGGCGTGTGCATCGGCTACTCGGGGCATGGTGAAGGGCTGGATAATCCCGCGATGCAGAGAGTTCCCGACATCGGACCGATTCCGACCGGCAAGTACAGCATCGGGACATTCTTTGACGACGCCGGCGGCAAGGGTCCGATTGTTGCGCATCTGACGCCGCTGGCCGAGACGGACACCTTCGGGCGTACCGGATTTATGGTCCACGGCGACAACTCAGGCGGAAACCATTCGGCTTCACACGGCTGCATTATCCTGCCTCATCTCATCCGCGAGGCGATCATGGCGAGCAGCGATCGAACTCTTGAGGTGCTGGCGTGACACTTTCAAAAGCATGGGCCATTGGCATTGGGGTTGTGATAGCCCTGGCCATTGTCATGGGCGGATACGAGCTACTTCAAGAGCATGATGCGCGGCTCAAAGCAGAGAGCGCGCAAACAGTTCAGGAGGGGGTGATCCAGTCTAATCGGGTGGCGATGGACAAAGCCAAACAAGATCAGGCGCAAACGGCAAACGACCTGAAGACGCAACTGGCAGCGATTGCAAATCAAAGGACCATCATTGTAACGCCGCAACAGGCCGCCATCGCTATGCCGAGTATTGTGCCGAACCTACCCCAACCGGTACAGGTCCAGACCATACCAGCCACAGCTACAGCCCCGGCATCGCAGCAGCTTGTGATTCCTCAAGCCGACATCCCGGCCTTTCAGGCGTACAAGCTCAGCTGTGACGAATCAAACGTCCGGCTGATGGCGTGCAGCAAGGACGCGATCAGCGCGGAGACGATTCAAGAGGGCACCGCAAGCGACCTCAAGGTCATGACCAAAGAGCGCGATGAGTGGGAGGCGACGGCAAAGGGCGGCACATTCTGGACGCGGCTCAAGCATGATGCGGTCCAGATCGTGATCACGGCTGGCGTTGCGTATGCAGCGGGAAGGTTGAGCAAATGAGCGGCAATTGGGCAGCGGGATTCTTGCGGTCGCAACTAAGCGACAAGGACGGCACGGTCAGCAATACGCGCGTGTGTGTGCTGATGATTGTGATCGCTGTTATTTCGTGGGTGACATGCCTGATGTGGAAGCTGCACACGCCGGTTACAGTAACTGACCTTGTGACGTTTCTCGGGTCGGCGGGCACGTTTGTAATGCTGGTTTGCGGAACACTGACGGGCTTGAAGTATACCGCCGATGCAGTGAACAACAGGGCGGCGACTGCAAGCGCGCAAGTGCAGCCTCCTGATAAAGAGCCAGCAAAGTAAGGGCAACAGTAAGGCGGGAGACCGCAAGCGAGGAGCAGGGCAATGATGAATGTGGCGTTGGGAGTATTGGTTGGGTTGGCGATCGGCGTGATCGCGGGCGTGTTGTTCAATATGCCGATCAAGAATGAACTCAAGCAGATGCGTGCGGATATCGCGACGCACACGAAGGCGACGCTTGAGGCGATCGCTAAGAAGGTCTAGAAGGCTGGTCGCATCAAGCGGCCATCGGTGAGAAGAGAATGCCAAGTAAAAGTGCGCATCCATGTGGGCATCCAGGATGCGGATCGCTCGTGTTGGATGCGCGCTATTGTAAGCGGCATCAGACAGTCGCGTGCGACTCAAAGAAACAGTATGAACGCTTTCGGGGAAGCGCAGCGAGCCGTGGATATGATCGCACCTGGCAGCGCTTTCGCGTTTGGTTTCTGGAGAGGCATCCGCTCTGTGAGGACTGCCTTGAGGCACGGCCACAGCGGTTCGAGGCTGCAACCGAACCGCACCATTTGAAGAAGGTCGCGGAGTATCCAGAGCTTCGGTTGGTCGAGGATAACCTGCGCGCGCTGTGCCATGACGATCACAGCACACGGACGGCGAGAGGCGAGTGAAGCCGAGGGGGTGGGGGGTCAAAATCCCTACAACCATTCGGTCTGTAGACCGACAGGTAAACGTCTTCACGCGTCCACAAAATGGAGCTTTTCCACAAAATCTACAAATCAACGAAGGGTAGTAGCAGGTGGGTTATGCGATGCCCGCCAATCAAGCGGGGAGGCGCCCACAAGGCGCAGAGAGGATCCTGGCTCCGCGAAAAGGTGACGCAAATGGCTGGAAGGCCGCCCAACCCGACAAACCTGCAGGCAATCAACGGGGCATTCAAAAAGAACCCCAAGAGGGCCAGAGCGCGCGAAGGAGAACCTCGTCCAACTGGCCCTTTGGGGCCAGCTCCCCAGCGCTGGGAGCCGCATCCGCAAGCCTTTCACGCGTCGGCGCTGTTTGCCGATGGCAAAAGCACAAGCGATGTCGCCGTCATACTGCAGATCGACTGGGGGACGGCAAAGACTCTACGGGATCAGACGTCGGCATCAGACAACGCGCAGCTTGTCCGGCTTTGGGATGAGGTTGCAATCATGGCGCCCTGGCTTACGTTCGCCGATCGCTGGACGGTCGAAAGCGTTTGTGAGTTGAAGCTTCGCGAGAGAAAGGGGCCGATCCTCATCGGCGAGCGCGCCGAGCTCGGCCGCCTCTGCGGAAAGTGCGGCATGAATCCGTCAGACCGTACCCGCGTCAACACGTTTCCATCGGCGCCGAGAAAAAGCGAGGAGGCGGATCCGCGCGACGCGTACATGCGGAGGAAGTCCAAGGCTGGGTAAGTTATGGCAAAGCGCAGGAGCGTCGCCGAAAAGTACATCGCCGACGTCCTGGCGGGCAAGATCGTCACTTCAAAGTTGGTCCGTCTTCAGATTGAGCGCCATGAGCACGATCTTGTCGAGGGCGCAGCGCGTGGGCTGATCTTCGATCGCAAGGCGGCTGAAGATGTCATCAAGTTCTTTCCGCTTTTCCTCACCCATCACGAGGGAGCGTGGGCCGGCAAGCCATTTGTACTCAGGCCCGATCAGCAGGCCATACTCTGGATCCTGTATGGATGGAAGTGGGAGGAGACAGGATTCCGGCGGTTCAAGTACGGATACGTCGAACAGGCGCGCGGTACCGGGAAGAGCCCGTTAGCCGCGGGGCTCTGTGTCTATGAATTATTTGCCTTTGGTGAGCCAGGCGCGCAGGTTTATAGCGCCGCCACCGACAAGGGCACCGCCAAGGTTGTTTTCAATAACGCGAAACAGATGGTCGAGGACTCCGACTATCTCCGTTCTCGGATCCAGTGCGCCGTCAACAATCTCTGTGTTCCGGCAACTGCATCCTTCTTCGAACCGGTTTCTTCGGAAGACAAAAATCTGCTGGGCAAGCGGCCGTCGTTCACCGTGCTCGACGAACTGCATGCCCACTCGTCCTCGGGCGTTTGGGAAGTGTTCGACTCGGCATCCGGCAAGCGTCCGAATTCACTCATATTTGCCATCACCAACAGCGGCTTCGATCGCCATTCGGTGTGCTGGCTCAAGCGTGAATACATCATCAAGGTGTTGCAGGGAATTATCCCTGACGACACCTGGTTCGGTTGGATCTGCGGCCTCGATGAAGAGGACATCAAGGATCCGAACGGCTGGATGGATGAGCGCAACTGGATCAAGGCGGCGCCAGCGCTTGGGACCATCATCCGCATTGAAGAGATGCGGCGCCAGGCGCACAACGCCGCAAACGACCCGTCGGCGCTCAACATATTTTTGCGCTATCAACTATCCGTGTGGACCTCGGGGCATAGCACCTGGATGCCCATGGACAAATGGGACCTCTGCAAGCAGCAAATCGCTCTTGAACTTCTACGTGGACGGCGTTGCCTTGCCGGACTTGACCTTTCGACAACAACCGATATAGCCGCGCTTGCGTTGCTTTTTCCACCGACCGAAGAGGATCCACTCTGGAGAGTCCTGGTCTTCTTTTTTCTGCCCAAAGAAGCCATTGAAAAGCGAAGCAAAAAAGACCGCGTCCCGTACGACGTCTGGGAGCGGCAAGGTCTCTTCATTCTGACCGAGGGAAGCGTAATTGATTACGACTTCATCCGGGCCAAAGTGAATGAACTCGCCGCCGAGTACGAGATTCAAGAGATCGCCTACGATCCCTACAACGCGCAACAGATCGTCACCCAGCTTACCGGGGACGGTTTCACAATGGTTCCTATCCGCCAGGGCTTTCTCAGCCTCAACGCGCCGACCAAGCGGCTTCTCGAACTGGTGTTGACAGACAAGCTTGCCCACGGCGGCAACCCGGTCCTGCGCTGGATGGCGTCGAACGTCATCATTTCGACCGATGCCGCGGGTTGCATCAAGCCCGATAAAGGTATCAGCCGCGAAAAGATCGACGGAATCGCGGCCACCATCAACGCACTGGCCCGGGCAATCGTCACGCCCGAAGAATCAGAAGAGTTTATTTCTCCCGTAGTCAGGAGCGTTTAATGTTCAGAACAATCAAAAGCGTCGGCCGGTTCATGACAAAGGCCGCGTCATTGGCGTTTGACACGATCAGCGCCGGCTGGTACGCGCGCAATGGCTATTACGGCATTTACTCCGCGCTTTCAGGAGGCCTTCCCGCCTGGTCTGGTGAGCCAGTATCTACTGAGACGGCGATGGGTATCAGCGCTGTCTGGGCCTGCAATAAAGTCATTTCTGAGTCCATCGGCTTTCTGCCGGTTAACATGATGCAGGAATCGGGATCCACTAAGAAACTAGCTGTCGGACATCCTGCGTACTCGGCGCTCAAATATGCTCCGAACTGCGAAATTACCACGCAGAGCTTCACCGAGCTGCTCACGTCGCATTCAGTTTTGCAAGGTAACGGGTTTGCAAAGATCGCGCGGCGCTCTGGAACGGGAACCGCGGTTGAGTTCTATCCGATCCAGCCGCAGATGGTGTATCCCGATCGGGAAAAGACTGGGCAAAGGCGTCTGGTCTATGTTGTTCGAGAGGAACACCAACCTGATAAGACGTACACCGTCGAGCGTGGCAAGCCGCAGGATATCCTGCACATTCGCGGCCTCGGCTGGGATGGCATACGCGGCTACAGCGTCATCACCATGGCGCGCCAGTCCATCGGCACCGCGATCGCCCAGGAGCGCAATGTCGCCAACTTCTACGCGAAGGGCGGCCGCGTCCCGTACGTTCTGAAGCACCCGGCGAAGTTTAAGGATGATCAGGCTGCGGATCAGTTCCGCGCTAATTGGGAAAAGACCTACGCAGATCCGCACAAGGCGCCGATCCTCGAGGGCGGCCTGGTGTACGAGAGTATTGGACTCTCAGCGGCTGATGCGCAGCTTATTGAAAGCCGCATGTTTACGATTCCCGAGATCTGCCGATGGTTCTCTGTCTTCCCAACCATAGTCGGAGATCTCTCCAAGGCGACGTTCTCCAATATCGAAGCGCTGTCTGAGCAATTTGTGCGCTTCACGCTCATGACTCACCTTACGCGGTGGGAGCAAGAGCTCTGGCGTTGCGTGCTCACGCCGGACGAGAAGGAGCAAGGCTACTTCTTTCGCCACGATCTAAGTGTTCTACTCCGCGCGGACTTCCAGGCCCGCACCGTGGGTTACGCGGCGATGCTGCAGAGCGGCAAGAATTCCATCAATGAAGTGCGCGCGATGGAAGGCGAAAACCCCATCGATGGCGGCGACGATCACTTCGTCCAGGTCAACATGGCGCCCGTGCAGAACATGCAGGGTGCAACCCCGGCGGCCCGCGTCAAGGTTGGCGGCGACAAGTAGTTTCAGGAGCGACAATGAAAAACAAGCAGCGTCAGTTTCGGATGGCAGTCAAGAGCCTCAGCGAAGACGGCTCGTTCGAGGGGTGTCTCTCCCCGTATAACAACGTCGACGAGGGTGCGGACGTCGTCGAGCCAGGCGCATTTACCAAGACGATCCAGGAGAACGGCAACATCATTCCTTTGTTGTCGCAGCACAAGGCTGATTGTCCGATTGGTCAGCTTGCTCTTGAGGATCGTCCCGACGGGCTCTACTGCAAGGGACAAATACTGCTGGAGCTCCCTGAGGCGAAGAACAATTATATTTTGCTCAAAGCGAAGGTCATAAAGGGCCTCTCGATCGGCTATGACGCGGTGAAGGCCCAGATAATTGACGGCGTTCGCCATCTCAAAGAGATTCGCCTCTATGAAGGCTCCGTCGTAACATTCCCCATGAATAACCTTGCGATGGTGACCTCAGTCAAGTCGCGCGGGGAAGTCAAGGGCGACTTCAACGAAGAACTTAACGAGCGGCAGCTCTTCGACGCCAGCTATCAGATGATCTGTGCACTTCAAGACGCCTTGGGCCAGATTCCCTGGTGCCCCGATCTGACGCGCGCGGAGATGGTCTCCGCGACTGAGATTGTCATCCAGCAATTTCACGACGTGTACATGGAATACCTGCCGGCGTATCTCGACGTGCTTGCCGAGATGTACGGCCTCGATACCAAGTCCTGGGCGGGAAAGCGTGAGCGCAAGGCGGGCCGCACGCTGAGCGCGGCTACCAAGGGCACCCTGGACGACTGCCACGGGCACATCAAGTCTGCAATGGACATTTTGGCCGCACTGCTGGCCGAGGAAGCCGGTGAGGATTCAGGCGATGACCCTGAAGATGCCACTTCCAAGGCTGCAGCAGCCGCGCGCGAACACAAGTCCGAGCCGGATACTCTCCACTCGGCGGCTGAGTCCCTCAAGGCAATGAGGGCGTTGCTGCAGGCGTAAACTGCGGGTTCACCGATAACTAAATCTCACAAAGGAGAGTTCAATGGAACTCGATAAGGAATTGTCTGCCCTTCAGGACAGCCTGAAAGGCTACGTTGCCAAAGCCGCCGAAGAGAAAACCCAGTTCGGCACGATGCTCACCGAAACCAAGACGGCCGTCGAAAAGCTGCAAAAGCAGATCGACGGTATCGACGTCAAAATGACCGAAAAACACAACGGCGGCGCGCCTGCCCCGTCGCTTGAGGAAGAGCTGAAGTCGAACGAGGAAGTCGCCCGCCTGCTGAAGAACCGGACCGGCCGCGCTTCGTTCACGATCAAGTCCAACCGCTTTGAGCAGAAGACCACCATCACCGGCGCGGCTGTGGGCGCGTCGACCTCGGGCGTCCTCACCATCGACCGCATCGCCGGCATCACCGAGGAGGCACGTCAGACCCTGCGTGTGCGCGACATGCTGGTCGCACGGCCCACGCAGCTTGCGCTCGTGGACTTCGTCAAGGTGGTCACAGTCCCCGCCGCCGGCACCATGACTGCCGAAGGCAACGCGATCACGGAAAACACGGTCACCTTCGCCACCGCTTCGGAGAAGGTTCGCACCATCGCCACCTTCATCCCGGCAACCAAGCAGATCCTCGATGACTTCACCGAACTCGCCGGCTACATCAACACGTCTCTTCCTTATTATTGCAACCTCGAAGAAGAGCTTCAGTTTATCTCCGGTGACGGCACCGGAGAAAACCTGCACGGCCTTGCCACGCAGGCGCTCGCGTATGACACCACGTTGAATGTGGTGGCCGATAACTACATCGATCAACTTGGCCATGCCATCACCCAGATCGCCAAGATCAAGGAAATCAATCCCACGTTCATCGTTCTGAACGTCGCCGACTGGTGGAAGATCCGCCTGACCAAGGACGGCTACGGCCGCTACATCCTGGGCGATCCGCAGAGCCCGGTACAGCCATCGCTGTGGGGTCTGGTAGTGGTTCCTTCGACCTCCATGACCGCCGGGAACTTCCTGGTCGGCTCCGGTGCGGCTCCCGCGGCTGAAATCCGCGATCGCATGGAGATGCAGGTCGAGATCTCCACCGAGCACGCGGACTTCTTCCAGAAGAACCTGGTCGCCATCCGTGCGGAAAAGCGTGTCGCCTTGATCGTCAAGCGCCCCAACGCCTTCGTGACTGGAGTGTTTGTCTAAACCTCAACCCGGTGGGGCCCTTCACGGGGCCCCACTCAGCCATCAATCCAGATCAGGAGAATCCAATGAAGGTTATCGCTCTTCGCCAGCTCCATGGAAATTATGGAACCGCCGCCACGGGTGACTCGATCAATGTGAACCCGGATCTTGCCAAGAGTCTGCTCGATCGCGGGCTCGTTTGTCTCCCGGAAAACTACGAAAAGAAGGTCATTGCGCCAGCCGAGCAAAAGCAGACCCGTGTTCGGAGATCTGAAACCAAATAGAAGTAGCCCAGTGATCTCCTTGCTGAGACGCAAGACGACACCGCCCCGCACCGAGAATGAGGCCGCGCAATGAACTTTCCGTATGGCTACCCTTATGTGTCCCCCTACGATTCGGTTTACGATTCGTACGGAACACTGCGGCCCACTGAGACGGATACTCCACAGAGTTATGTGGAACCCTTGACGCTGGCCGCGGTGAAGAATTATCTGCGCGTCGCCGTCGAAGATACCTCGCAAGACATCACGATTGCGGTGATGATTGCAGCGGCTCGCGAGCAGGCGGAAATCCTGCAGGGCCGCGACCTGGTCAAGAAACAGTGGGATCTTTATTACGACTACTGGCCTGAGTACCGCGTGCGCCTGCGAGCTCCGTGTGTGTCAGTCGACCTGGTGCGGTATACCGACCTCGCCGGCGCCGACACGCCGATGACCAAGAATACCGATTACGTTGTTGATCTCACCAAGGAACCTGCGCTGATTACGCCCCCTTGGAACCGCTCCTGGCCGGCCTTTACTCCGCGCCCATCGTCTGCGATCCTGATCCGCTTTACGTCTGGGTATGCGCCTGACGCGGCGTTCTGGAGTGGTTCTGGAGCGCGCATCAAGATGGGCATGCAGATGCTCATCAACTCGTGGTTTGAAAATCGGCTCCCCTTCGAAAAAGGCTCCGGAGCGATTTCAGAGTTTCCGTACGCCGTAGGGTCATGCCTCAGCTTTGGGGCCTTGGAAAGGGTGCGCTGATGGACCCCTGCGTAATCAACCCCGGCGAGCTTCGCCATCCAATCACAATTCAAAAGCCATCCCGCACAGGCGACAGCCGGGGCAAGTCGGTCACACCCGCGGCCTGGGACGATGTGCTCAATACGCACGCCAAGATCGATGGCACTGGGACCCTTGCCTATCGAGCGTCTTTTGCGAACAATGCCCTGGCCTCTACATCGACCGACATGATCACGCTTCGTTTCCCAGGCGTGAGTGTGGTCATTAAGCCCAACATGCGCATTGTGTTCGGGACCAACATCTTTTTGGTTCAGGCGGTCGATAACGTCCAGCATCGCAACCGCATTCTTCGCATCGCCTGTATGCAGGTAAGCCCCGACAGCAACTAGCTTCCCGGAGAATTCTCATGATCGATGAAGGTCTGGTTGCATTGTTCGAGGCCGATGCGGGAGTGTCGGCGATTTCGAAAGGGACGTACCAGGTGCTTGCGCCGGCGTACGACCCTGAGTTGTATCCATGTGTTGAATACAAATTTGTCGGGGGGAGCAACAAAGGGACAAGCACTACATCGGGAACCTTTCGGCAGCGCATCGAGCTCAACGCTTATTCGATGGATGCCAGCGAGTCTGCCCGGCTTCGTAATGCCGTGATCAAGGCGCTTTTCAATTGGCGTGGTGTTCTTGAGGACGGGACAAACGTACTGACAACTGAACTTCTCAATCCTGGAACCGATTTCTGCGCGGAAGATCTGATCTTTTGCCGCATGTGCGAGTTCTATGTGCTGTACACACTTCCAACCGTATAAGGAGCGACTCTCATGCCAAATCAGCAATTCACGGAAGCTTTTGTGGTTCCGGCGGTAACTCCCTTTACCTACCAACTGCTGCACCCGACGGGAGCCGTGCTGGTGGCCGTCGAGGCCGCTTCCGGCGTCGCTGTGGCGGATTGCAGCGTCAACGGCACCGGTCTGCTTACCGTCCCCTCCGCACAGGCCTCCGCCGCGCTGTGGGTGGTCTACACGGCCACCGCGAGTTCGAGCTATGCGGGCAGCCAGGCGCAGGCCGCCCGTGGAACGCTGCTCAGCATTGGTTCTTCGCCAGTTATCGTCGGCGAGATTCGGAATTACGGAAAAGTGGGCGGCGACTGGGCAAACGTCAAGGTCACAAACTCGCAGAGCGGCGCGGATGACGAGTTCCTCAACACGATCCGCGACAACGGCACGCTTGAGCTCGAAGGCAACCGCGTTTCTGCCGATGCTGGCCAGGTTGCTGTTGAGGCGGCCTACCAGGACGGCCTCAAGAGGCCATTTACGCTCACTCTGCCGATGACCCCAACGCAAAGCAGCCACGGCGACAGTTACAGCTTTAACGCCCTGGTCAACAAGCGCAGCTTCGACACCGACATTACCAAGGAGATCTCCTGGACGGTGTCTCTCAAGGTTACCGGGCCCATGACTCCCCTTCCCGGCGCCTGAGCATAGCTGAGAAGAACATTCGCTCCTTCAACTTTCCTCCAACGAGCCGCTCTCAATTGTGAAGCGGGGGCGGCTCGCTTTTTTGAAAGGAAGTCATGAGTACGAAAGTTCGCAAGATTGCTGGGACCGTCGCCGATCCGACGCTACCCAAGACGCCGATTACGATCGACGGGAAAACTTACAACCTTTGTTTTGATCTCGGTGCGTTGGCTGAAGCTGAAATGGCTATCAACGCGGAACTGGCGAAAGCTGGAGTTATGGATCGCGTGAGTCTCTTGCTGGAGTTACCCAGTCAGACTTTGGGCAGTATGCGGAAGATATTCGCCGCCGCTGTGCGCAAGTTTCATCCCGAGCTTGGCTTTGATGAAGCGATGCGCCTAATCAAAATGCCGGATCTCTACACCGTTGCGTTGGCCGTGCAGGAGGCATGGAAAGCCGCGATGCCTGCCCGGGAATCAGCGGACCCTCTCGCGCCCAGCGAGTAG